ATGAAAATAAAATTTAAAGAAAGCAATACCATTACTTCAATAAAATACAAATCTTTTTTATTTGTAAAATTGCCACTACTAGCTATTTTGTACGCAGTTGTTATCAACTTCATACTTAGCTTTAAGTTGACAGCTATAAGTGACTTGCTAACGTCTAAAGGCATTATCCCTCTAATCTTAATTATTCTACTGGCTTATCTTACCTTCAAGAACTATGCTTCTTTTAAAGACTTACGTGAAAATTATAAAGCCAAGAATATTGATGGTATTAATATACTGGTAAAACTCATTCGCATACATGATATGGTTAAAGTCAGAGAGCTTGGATTTAACAAGACAATTTATAACTACACATTTTCATGGGAAGATATCATTTTCCCTGCCATTAACAACCATATAAACGGCTCAAAACTTGAACCACTTGTTAAAAAATATTCGTTACAAGTACTGTCTATGAACATTCCCGCAAAAATGATTGGGAATGTGATCTATGTTGATCCCAAGGTGCTTGAAGAATGTATTAAAAATGATATTGAAGAAAGAAATAAACTTTTAAATTTTTAAAGATGACTTTTGTTAAAGTTATTAATAACAAAAAATGACAGTAGAAAATCTATTGTCATTTTTATTTTTCTAACTTTTTAGCAGAGTATTCTCTCAAGTCTCTAAATCTCTTTCAATTTTTCGAGATAGGCGGTTAATTCTGCTTGGGCTTCTGGTGTTGTGCCTACTAGCTGGCTGCGCATGTGTGCGAGTCTGGCTTCTACCTCTCCAATCTCTTTATCAATCTCTGCGAGTTGGTCGGCTAGGTCGGCGAGGGGAACAACGGGTTCTTCCTCAAAGGTATCGACATAGCGTGGAATGTTAAGGTTGTAGTCATTTTCGACAATCTCTTCAAAGCTGGCTAGATGGGCAAACTTCTCGACATTTTCGCGTTTTTGATAGGTCTCCAAAATCTTGGCAATATGGTCGTCGGTCATATTGTTTTGATTTTTCCCTTTTTCAAACTCTTTTGAGGCATCGATAAAGAAGACATCCTTGTAGCAAGAATTCCCTGACCTTCAAACTTCTACTAAAACAAGCAAAATCCCCTGCAAATCGACAGTGCAGGGGATTTGTGTATTATTCTTGTACTTCTTTCTGAGCGGCCTTGCCTTGGTCTAGAAGGGCTTGGACGATTTTTTCATCGCGTAGTTTGACAGAATCGTTGATCATTTCTGCGGACTTGACGATGGTTGTTTCTAGTTGGGCACGTTTCTGACGTCCCAATTCAATAGCTGCGACGATACCTTGGTTTTGTGCAACCAGACTTTCAGCCAGTTTGGTAACAGACTCGACAGCGACTGTCGGGCTTTGGGCAATTCGTTCCATCTGCGGAATCACTTCCTTGCTGGTCTCAGCTAGCATCTGAAGAGCAGCATTATTAGCATTGACAATGGCATCTGCCACGACACCTGATTTCATTGATTGTTGCAAAATACCAAGTTGGGCAATAGAAAGCTTCATTGTCGGAATCGTATTGCGACGAAGCATGCCCAATTTTTGGCGCATATCAGATGACACCTTCACAAGATTGCGCATCTGAGGTGTTGTTGCCCAGGCAACATAGAGACGGCTGACATACTCAGTATGTTGTTGTTCAAGAGTATTGACCACTTCAGCCATACGGGCCAATTCTTGTGACTTGGTTTGGTATTCTACCGTACTTGTATCGAGTTGGTCAGCTTGGGCCTTCAGTTCAGCAGCGCGCTTGCCAGCTTCTGTCTGACTAGCTTCGATAAAGGAAATCACTCCCACTAGATTTTCAATGGATTTGGTATTGTCCTCAATCAACATCTCAGCAGAGACGATATTTCGAGCTAGCACATCTTCTTGCTTGACCACTGCGGCAGCCATGCCATCGAGCTTTTGCTCCACTGTTTTTGAGTCAAAGTAAAATTCCTGTAGGGTATTCTTGCTCTTGTTAAACAATCGTTGCAAAAAGTTTGGCTTCTCTTCTAGCTCAGCAATTTCAGCGTTCTTGTATTTGACTACAAAGCCTTGCAACTCACGGTTGGTATTCTTGAGAAGATCATCCACTTGGGGAATCTGCAATTTCTTTTGTTCTGACAAGATACGATTGACCGTATTGTTCACACCTTCTACAGCAGATTGTCCAAAATCCAAAAGAGCATTTTGATTTGTGACAAATTGGTCTACTAACTGGGGCACGTGCGCCTTGATTCCTTCTTGCTGCTCAGGGCTCAACTTTTCAAGGAAGGTCAAGGTCTTGTCTGAGCCAGTATTAGTCTCGATGATTTGGGTTGTTTTATCCACCTTAGCTACCGTATTATTGGCAATCTGGTCAATATCAAAATTAAATTCTGTCATGCTTACTCCTTTGTTTCTAACCTATTCTTTACGATCTTTTTCTAGGATACGTAGACTGATATCAAAATCACGCATATCTGTTTCATTGAGTTCTCTCAAGACTTGGTCCAGCTCAAGGTCAAATTGTTCGATAGCTGCTTTAGCTTGCTCTAAGCGTTCTTCTGCCCGATTATAGTTCTTCGGATTGGCCTTAATCTTTAAATAACCTTCTAAAATCGTTTGGAATTTTTCCATCTTCAAACTATGAATGGCAGTCAATTCTTCCTTATCCCCTTCAGCAGAGGTAGCAATCTTGTCTAAAATAGCCTGATGGTCAACGGCAATATTAGCCAAGGTCTGGGATAATTCTGGAGCTAATTCCTCTGGCTCCGCATTTTCAAGATCTACCTGACTTTCTCTATCCAAACGTTCTAGCTGAACATCGATATTTGCCCGCACTGTACGAACCTTTTTGTCAATACGATTGTAGACATCATCATCGATATAGGACTTGAGACGATCCGCCTCCTGATGGATTTCCCGCAGTTCGATCAATACTTGATTGGCCAGACTCTTATAGGACTCTGAGCCTTTCTCTACCAAGACTCCCTCTAACTGCTGAATATCTTTGTCCGCCTGACGAATCCGAGCTTTTAAAAGCTCAATCCGATCGTCTAGAGAACGATCCTGCAAAAGAGGATAGCGTAAGCGTTTATAGAGACGATAACCACCATATCCTAGCAGGACACAAGCCGCAAGTGGAAGAGCATATTGGACCAACAGGCCCAACAAGAACAAGAAGCCCCAAAAATAGAGACAGCCTTTCCAAAAACCATTACCCGATTTCATAAACATTCCTTATTTTCAATTTATAAGTCTATTTTAGCACAAAAGACAAAAATGAGGGCGGAAATCCCCTAGAAAAGAGTTGATTTCTTTGCTGTAGAATGGAGGCTAGTAGCGCGTGGGCTAATTTCAGTGAAGCTGACTCAAACCACAAACACACTCTGGGGAATATCAAAACAAAAGCTTGAAATATCGGGGGAGTTGTGTTAGAATGAACTTACAATGTGAGTAAAGTTACAGCATATGTAACTAAAAAAGCCCCACCGTGCCACCGATGGGGTTTTTTGCTACCCTCTAAAAGGGTTAACCATTACTTTTTACGTTTCTTAAGCCATAGCTTGAAAAGCTCAGATAACACGTTAATAAGTAACGGAGCTAGAAACACTGTGAGTAAAGTTTCTAACATATGTAACACCTCCCTTCATTAAAGTGAGGGGGCCAAAATATTATATCATACCAGATTTATATCATCAACATCGCTTAATTCTTGGAATAGATAGACTTAGATACACAAATAACCTTACTAGCAAATCACTATACAAACCCAGAAATCAACATTTTAAGACAAGGGAAAAAGCCCACTGTTGTAGGCTTTCTGTAAGATATATCTTAAAATTAAAGCATTTTGTTATCTTGCAGTGATTAGGTACAGAAAAACAGGCCTAAGCCTGCTCTAAATCTAACTTGATTTCTTCAAAAACTATTAAATTCAAATAAGCTGAGAAAACATGAAGGGTAACAAAAAGGGGACTTAAATTGATGAGTTCAGTAAGCAAGTAAATTGCACCTGTCAAAGGTGCTTTTTATTTTACTTTTCTGTCTAAGGCCTAGATTGTTCTAAGCGCTATGAGATTGCTTTAATTGAGATGATCTCACTCTCAAATAGAGAAATCTCAGTTGGTTCGTCAGGGCTAGGATTGTCAATGAGGATAGTGATTTCATCTTGCTCATCATTGTCCATTTCGTCAATAAAATCTGTGACAAAACCTTTTATGACTTTACCGTCACTAGTTACTACCTGAACTCTTGAGCGTAGGTAGTTCCAAAGTTGTTTACTCATTCTTGGCCCTCTCACATGTTCTAAGCGCTATGCTACTGAAATACTAAGGATTTCATCCTCAAAATACTCATAAAGAGTACCGTCGATATCCAAGCCGATTGAGTCAATCTCCTCATCGTTTTCATCTTTGTTACAGTATTCTTGGACAAAACCTCTAACTACCACGCCATTTTTAAGCGTGATAACTACATCTGTACGGTTAAATTCCCAGAGCTTCATTTAAATATCCCTTTCAATATTGGCTAATTGCTTTGCTCGTTCGCAGTAAGGTGTTAAGAAATTGATAAATTCTTGTTTATCACTTGGGTCATGTTCCTCTAAGAACATCATCAACTCAAAGTCATTGAGAGCGTCAAACATTTCAGGGTTTTCATTGTCCCAAGCCTCAGCAAAGTCTTCATCTTCTCCAAAAAGGGCGTTAAACTTAAAGGAGAAATCCCAAAAATTATCAATCTGACCACTGACTGCTTGCTTTAGCATGTCTAATACTTGTTGACTGTATTTCATAACACTAGACCTCTTTTCTTGAGTTCAGCCATGATAGCCTCTTCATCTTCTTTTGAAAACGTAGTAAACCTCAAATGTGATAGCTCTTCGTCAGTCATTTCAGAAGGGATTAAGGGAGCAGGCTTTTTAAGATTTCAGCTGCTTACTTGTTTTAACGCTTCTTCCAAATTCATAGACTTTACTCCTCTCTTAAATTCATTTCTAAAACAATGATACCTTTGTTCTAGTTCTTTACTTTGTACTCATTGTTCTATCTTAATTTTACCACAACTCTTATACCTCACCAAAACCTCACCATTGTAAAACTTCGGTACCTAACCCTTACCTCACCGTTTTCTAACCCTCGGTAAACCTCTCCACCTTGCGGTAATCTTAGGGTTCTATCACTAGAAAAAAGGCCCTGTACCTTTGTAAAACCTTAGTATTTTTAAACTCAGTCTTAGGACTTTTTACATAGGTATAAATCAATCTGCATGTACCAGACCAGCCAAGTGTTCTATAGCTTCCTGCCTTACACGATATATCGAAGATTTAGATTTCCCTATTTCCTCAGCAACCTCCCAAGCGTCGAGATCATTCAAGTAAAAAAGCCTTAGAACAGAACGCTCAAACGGATTGGCCAGCTTATCGATCAGCCTAGATATTTCCATTCTCTCTTCAGTAAGTCGCTCAATTCTCTGTAAAGTGTCCTCTTTTAGCTTTAGAACACTTATAAGGTTATTCTCGGCCGTATTTACCCTGCTTGTTTGTACCCTGGTAGTGCTCAGTTCTTGCTTTTTGATAATACCACTTTCTAAAGCTGCAAGCTCTAAATATAAGCCCTCTATTTCTTTATTGATCCACTTGACGCCCTCTAGTTTTTCTTTTACCTGCTCTGGTGTCATGCCTTGGCCTCCTTTATGGTATAATAATATTATTGAGATTATAGCTGAGGCGGGGTGCCTTGGCTTTTTTGTTTTAGTTAAGTCCAAAAACGGACATTACTCATAGTATTCAACGTACTCAGGATCTCCGAAAAGACTTTCTGGCAATCCACAAACATCTATTAGGCGTTGTACTACTTGTACGTCTATCATTATCTCGCCCTTTTCTGTTATGTGATAGTATTTCTTATGTAAAGAGCCTAAATATACTCCATTTTTATAGATTGAAAGGCTGCCACTTCTACCAGGTAAAAGTCCTGTATAACGATTATATAAACCGTGTTTCATAGCATTATTGTTTCCATACTTCGGTTGTCTATTCCCTCGATTACCTCTAGCAACTTGATTACCTGGTAAAAAACGCCCTCTAACATCTCTCTCCATTTAGCACCCTCTCACCGTGTTCGTTTCGGAAATTATACTTCATTGGAACGCTCTAAACGCTCCGTAAACCGTTCTAAAAAGTGTATCAGGGTATTTTATCGCTGATACACTTTTGACTAGTTTTACAAGCTCTCAGATAGCCCTAGAGCCGTATCAAAATGATTAGAGTATGTTTCTAAAGCAGTATTCAATTCATCACTAGCTAAAACTAACATGAAAGCTAGATCACTTGCTGAACCGTTACTATCAATGATTGGAGTATCATGATAGCTCTTAGCATGTTGCTTGAATACCTTTAACAGTTCAGCTAGCCTATCTTCTTTCAGGATATAGCTAGGTAAAGCAATGTTGTTAGCTGCTCCGATTTCATGTAATTTCTTAATGGCCAACGGGTTACGCTTGTATTTCTCTAAGTAACTTAGTAGCTCCTGTTCCGATACTTTCATAGTGCTCAGCAAGTTCAACTCAGCAACATTATCAGCCGTTACTGTTTCGTACTCTGATTTAATTTTCTCTAGTTCTGTCTGTTCAAAGTTCTCTAGCTTAGCTAGAATATTGACAAACTCAGTATCTGAGTACTGATCGGCCTCTTTTTTAAAGTTCTCCAGGCGTAGCTCAGCCTCAGACTGATATAAAACCTGATTTCGAACTTTTTCCCAAAGTTCTTTTTTCATTGTTCCATAAGCCTCAATCTTTTGCTGCTTATAAGTGCCTAGGCTGTAAATTTGTGCCTTTATTTGTTGTAGTGTCATGGTAATTCTCCTTTATTTCAATTCTAGCGCTCTTTTAGCTACTTGTTCCCAGTCCTTAGAATATAGAGCGCTAGCTTTTTTATCCCATCTCGGTCCTGTTCCTGGGGCTTTTTTATATTTTAGTAGTTCCTCTTTATTCGCAAAGAAAAACTTACGCTGTTTATCTGAAACGAACCCTTTCCGTTTCTTGCCGTAAAACTGCATTCTTGCATACGGCGCATTATAGACTATTCTCCCATTGGCCTTAGTTAAGTTTCCTCTTAGTTCTCCAGATCGCCTAGGTATAAAACGGTGCATGTCCATAACCATCTGATTAGTAACTGCCTCTTTGGCTCTCGCTAATCCCATAGGTGTTACTTTACGCTCAATACCTTTTAGATTTACCTTTACTCTTACTCCTGTTCCCAAAGTCCCCTCCTTTCTATGACTAAAATAAAAAGAGACATGACAAAGAGTGGTTAAACTCTTATATCATGCCTCTAGTTTTCTAGTCAGCAGCTAAATTTTTTCTTTTTGCCTAGTTTCCTTTTGAATGGGTTTACCATCTTGTGTTGTGATGATTAGACTACCAAACTCTGGTAACTTGGCTGACTTTATTATACCATTTTTTGAGAATAATACAAAGCCTCTATCAAGCAAATCTTTAAGCTGTTCTGTCTTTTGTATCATACTAAGCCTCCTCTCCATCTGTATCCTGTTCATAGTAATTAGCAAAACCTAAACAGATACGTTTCAGGGCTTCCCCCATTGCTGTTCTACCTTGATAATCTACTGTGATAGTCCCATCTCCACTAATAGTTGTTTCTGTTACTGGACTTTCTCCAGTACCCATGAAATAACCATGAATGGCAATACTTGCCACATCAGCTATTTTGTTCGCCTTTGCATGTTCAGTATTTTCAAATTTATAACTGAAACGGTGTTTTTCTTTGTAGTTTGTCATTTTGATTACTCCTTTACTTGAAATATATGAACTTATTGTAATCTCAGTAGTCCTAAAGCGTTGATATAACTGATATTTTAAGTTATCCAACGCTTTTTACTACCCTTTTTAGTGTACTTTAGCTCATTTTTGAGTTCCATTTTTGGAATGCAAAGCATGCACCTTTTAAGGGTGCAGGTGCACACCATGCATACTTTTTTTAGCCTGCTCAATGTTGAGCGACTTTAGCCTTTAAGCTACTGATTGAGTATCGCTTATCCTTGATTGTGAATGACTTGAAAAAGTTACCCTCTAGGCCTGTTCTAACACGGCTGGCCACTCGATCACTATACAAGCTAGCAATCTCTGAGCTGCTTAGATTTGTAGTAATAATAGTCTTGTCTCGGTTACTGAGAATATCAAAAATAAACTCTTCTTCCCAGACTGATTTACCTTTACTACTAGCGTTGTCCGATTTTATACCCAAATCATCAAGTACCAGGTAATCAACCTCTTTCAGCATTCTTGAGTAGTATCCCTCTTTGCTAGTAGAGTTAAAGCTCTCTCGAACTCGTCTAAGGATTTCGGTTAGATTGACAAATAGCACGCTCTTAGGCTCTCCTTTGGCCTTGTAGCCCTCGTTTATAGCCTTAGCAATAGCTACGCTTAAATGACTCTTTCCAATCCCTGTAGAGCCTGTAAACAAGGTATTCCCTGTCATACCGTCCAAGTATTTCTCTACTTGCCCTTTTGAAAACTCTAGTAATTGCTTTTCCTCGGCTGTTTCAGCTATGAAATTCTCAAAGCTAGCCTCTTTTAACTCTCTAGGGATCGTACTGTCTCGCATAAGCACATTATAGGTTTTTAGGTAAATCTCAGCGTTTAGGCTGTTATTAACTCCCTCCCTATCCTGCCTTTCTATTAGTTCCTTTGTGCATTCAGGGCAAAACTCTTGTATACTTCGTTCCTTACTACCCCTCTTAGGTGTTGAAATTTGCCAATAATCGACCTTATGAACCTCACATACCTTTTCACTAATTTTTCTGTTGTTATATTGCTCAAATTTATTTTCCATTGTTTCCCCTCCTAAAATGGGTTTTCCTCTGTTCGTGTTTTTAGCCATTCCTCACGGCTAATAGGATCAGCTTGTTTAGGTGACTGTTTCAGCTTTTGCCTTTGTTCTTCATGCTGCTTAACTTGCTCTACTGTTTTAAGTCCTAGACCCTGCCAATTTGAAAGAATTGACCTGGTATATCTAATTGACTTACCAGCGTTTAGGATAGTTACCTCAAGAGCATGGATAACTAACTCTTTGCCATGGATCTCTAACAAGTCTCTCACTTCTTCTATCATTGTCCCATTGACTGACATTTGACCAAAAGCTGACTTTAATTTTTCAAAGATTGGATTTTCATGCTCGTCCTCGTCATTCTGATTTGACCTAGATTGACTTAGATTATCTTGACTTGACTTATATTGACTTATATTGGGTAAACCAGTGGTTTCCGTTTGGTTGTCCATTGGTAAACCAGTATATTTCTCAGGTGGCTTTTCTAGTAAATGCTTATAGATACTAGGACTGTATCTGTCTTTTCTAACAGTATTCTGCTCATGAAAATCCACAATAAAATAAACCATTTCATCATTAAGCGGCCTGATAAATTCCTTGACTATCAAAAGTCCTAGGCTATCCTCACTAACCCCTATCATTCTAACAACAGGGAAAGCCTCTACTACTCCATCATCATCTGAGTTTTGAATTAAATGAAAATATAGAGCCTGTGCCTCTAATGGTAGCCGCAAAAATCTCTGAGTTTGGGTTACTGTCTTACTTATCATTCTACGATTTCCCATTTCTGTTGCACCTCCTTGTTAATTCCCCTGATGATGTCATAATAAGAGTGACCAGCAGGAATGACATGGCCCTCTGTTTCAAATTCCACCCATTGCTCCACACCGTCCACAATTACCTTACGTAGATTTTTTATGACGGGTGTCCATTGTTCTTTTTTCTTTGTCATTATTCCCCCTAATCTACTGCAAGAAAATTGTATATATCGGTCTTGCGGTAATAAATCTTCTTACTGTTCTCAAAAGGCGACTGATAAGGCTTTAAGCCGTGTTTTTCCCAATTATTCAACGTTGTTCCGCTGATCCCTAACTTTTCTAGTAGATCAGCTCTAGCAATTAAGTCCCAGCCGTCATTATGCTGCTTTTCAAGCTCAAGCCTTTTCTCTAAGTGATCTCCCACTTTCTCCAGTAGCTCAAGCTCTGCCTCTCTTGATAATAGTTGCATATTGCACCCCTTTTCTAATTGTTCCGCTTGCCTGCTAGTTGAATATAACACCCATAGCAAGGGTTTAATTCCTCTCTTGGGGTTTCTATCATCTGTTTGCTTTCTCGCTCCATTTGGGAGCTTTTTTGGCGGTCTCGATGGTTCAAATAAAGTAGCAAGCCAATCAGTACCATCATGAAGATAACCGCCTGTGTATTGGTTAAATCTAGCTCGTTCATTTTAGTAGCCCTCTTTTTTGCAGATCAGCAACTACTAAACTACGTAAGTACATCCAAGCTGACGTAGTTACATGATTGATCCCATTACTTAAACCATTTTCTTTTATTACTTGATCTAAGAAATTGAATAGCAACCAGTCAGGAGCTTTTCCATGTTTTTCTGTACATTCCTCGTCATATCCTTTTAATTCTCCAAGCAAATTCTCAACATTCCTATTAAAGAAATCCTCATGACTTGCCTCTTGCTTTTTATATGCCTCAGATAATTTGTAAAACTGAACCCATAGCTGACTAATGTCCAACCGACAACCTTCTGCAATTTCTGCAGCTCCATCATGATTTTTAGCTTTATGCCAATCTGACAAAATATCTAGTTTTTCCTCAACAAGTTGTAGCTTTTTTTCAAATTCTTCAAAGTATGTGTTCATGTTTTTTCCTCAATCATATTTTATTTTCTACAGTTGCTCCAGGACCTTCTTCCAAAATTGGGAAAAAGTCATAGCACCTTTTTAATGCCTTTCCTGCCACTCTTATTCATACTCTGAGTCGCCAAATTGAAAGCATGAATAAGAACCAGTTTAAAGAGTTAGCGCTCTCTCGTTTGGGCACAAATCACAATTTTGTGATATAATTAAATAAATACCTAACTAAATCCCATACTTGCTATTTTGGTTTTAGTTGTTTAAGTGAAAAGCCTTGCTAGTTTGCCGACTGTTTAGGCTTTTTTTGTTGCTCAGATTTCTTTTTGTGAAAGGTAGCAAGAAATCTTATAAATCTTCTACTAGCCAGTTCATGACTGCCTCATAGATACGCTTTGGAGCGTCATAGTCTCCATTTTCAACTTTGGTATAGGTTTGTGGTTTAATACCTAATTCCTCAGCTACAGCCTTTTTAGTCTGCTGAGCTTTAGCACGTTTAACACGTACCTTTTCAGCTAATTCCGTTGAAATAAACATACCAGCCCTCCTTTCTAAACAGACTTTTTTGTCTGTTTTCAAGTTTATAATACAGACTTTTTTGTCCTTTGTCAAGTATTTTATTTTAAAAAACAGACTTTTTTGTCTTTTTTCTCCTTTTGTGTTATAATCGTTTTTGAAAGGTAGCAACAAAATGACAAAAAATAAACTTAAGGAGCTTAGAAAAAAAGCAGGCTTGTCTCAACTAGACATAGCAAATGAGCTTAATATATCTGTAAAGACTGTCTCACGTTGGGAAAATTTAGAAACAGATATTAAGCCGAATAAAGCAGAAGAGTTAGCAAAATTGTTAGGGGTAACTGTTCCTGTACTACTTGGTTATGGATATCAAGAACCTATTAAATACCTTGCTTGGATGGGCAATATACCAAAATTGAGAAAAGAAAAAGGTATAACTCAAGAAACACTCTCTAAAGAGACTTCTATCCCTTTAGAGCTTATAAAAGAGTGGGAGAATAATAACGGTAGCTACACACCAGAACAGTTAGAAATCTTAGAAAAATACTTCGAAGTCTCTACCCCAGAGATAATAGGATATTCCATTGCTCACTCAGAGCTAAGAAACGTGATAAATGAGCTTTCTGAGGATAGTAAACAAAAACTATTAACTTACGCTAAAGATCTAAAAGCCTTGGAGGATTTCAATAAGGCAAACAACACCTAAAACAAACGAAAATAGGCCTATTCTCGTAACTCTCAGCGCCATATAAAAACAATATTCATAAATACTTAACTAAATCCCATACTTGCTTACTGATGTTAGAAAGGTATGACTATGAATATTACAGAATACAAAAAGAAAAACGGTGCTACAGTGTACCGTGCAAGTGTTTATTTAGGCGTTGATAAACTTACAGGGAAAAAGGCGAGGACAACAGTCACGGCCAACACTAAAAAGGGCGTTAAAATCAAAGCCAGGGAGGCAGTCAATGCTTTTGCAGCTAATGGATATAGCGTAAAGGAAAAACCGACCATCACAACCTATAGGGAGCTAGTCGCTTTATGGTGGGAGAGTTACAAGAATACAATCAAGCCAAACTCCCAGCAATCCATGGAGGGGATCGTAAGGCTTCATATTTTGCCTGTATTCGGCGATTACAAGCTAGATAAGCTCACTACTCCTATCATTCAGCAGCAAGTCAATAAGTGGGCTGACAAGGCCAATAAGGGCGAAAAAGGAGCGTATGCAAACTATAGCTTTCTAAACAATATAAACCGCCGTATTCTCCAGTATGGCGTTACTATGCAAGCTATTAAGCACAATCCAGCTAGAGATGTCATCATCCCACGTAAGCAACAAAATAAAGAGCATAAGGTCAAATTTTTCAGCAACCAGGAACTAAAACAGTTTTTAGACTACCTGGAAGATTTGGATCAGTCTAGCTATGAAAATTTCTTTGACTACGTGCTTTATAAAACATTGCTGGCTAGTGGTTGCCGTATCGGTGAGGCTTTAGCTCTTGAGTGGTCTGATATTGATCTTAAAAAAGGCACTATCAACATATCTAAGACTCTCAATAGATACCAGGAAACAAACACGCCTAAGTCTAAAGCAGGTCTAAGAGAGATTGACATAGACAAGGCTACAGTTTCCCTACTCAAACAGTATAAAAAACGTCAACAAGTCCAGTCATGGCAACTAGGACGGTCTGAGGGGATTGTCTTTACTCCTTTTACCACAAAATACGCCTACGCTTGTTTGCTAAGAAAGAGACTACAAAGTCACTTTAAAGCTGCTGGCGTTCCTGATATTAGTTTCCATGGTTTCAGACATACTCACGCTACAATCATGCTATACGCTGGCATAGAGGCGAAAGATTTACAGTATAGACTAGGACACTCTAATATCTCAATGACTTTAAATACTTATGTCCATGCTACCAAAGAGGGTGCAAAAAAAGCCGTCTCAATCTTCGAGGCAGCTATCAGCAATTTATAA